CCAAGTCGCTTTCCAGCGGCTGAGAAGGGCTGACAAGGGTATCCGCCAGACAAGATGTCCACCTTTCCACGAAAGTTGCTCCAAGGGAAGGTTTTAAGATTCGTCCAGATAGGTGCTGCGTCCAAGAGTCCTTTTTCCATTTTCGCAACCAAGTTCGAGCAAGCGTAGGCTTCGATCTCACTAAAAGCGATTGTTCGCATATTAGGGATTGCTCGTTTAAGTCCGAGATCAATTCCGCCATATCCAGCACATAAGGAGACGTGTGTAATTGTTTTGGTAGTATCCACATTAGGATTCTCCTCGTTTTAGTCGTTCAATAAGCTCCGCTTGGTCGCGGATAATACGTATCAAGGTAAGCTTATTAGCCATTCCTAAATTTATAGGCATTTGAACAATGCCCTGCTCAAGCTTATGTTCGCGGTAGTCCTTAGACAGATTTGTCAGTCCTTTAGGGGCAACGTATCCGTCTTCGCCTAGTTTAGATGATTTATAATGTTTCATGGATTAATGATTTTAAGGCTCAGGAAGGCCATTTATAGGCCATTTGACTAGTCAGGGTATACCTAGATATACCCCAAGTCATAAAAAGGCTTTTAAACTGCGTTCCCTTGCGTATATTAGTAGTTTTCGTAGGTATTAGGGACGACTTCAAGACCGCCCCCAAATTTGATGATAAATAAGTGCGCTTCGTCTAAGGTAGCGAAAGTAAGCAGGTACCTGCCTGTGTTGCTCGGAACCCATACGGCGTAAGGATCTTGCATTTATGAGCCCCCCTTTACGGTTTTGGCCAAAGATACGGTAACTTTAGTACAGTTCAGTTCGGGATCTATGGCAACGTAACCGCTTTGCTCGTTAGCAAACCAATAAGCAAACCGCTTATTGATTGTTTTAACGTATTCAGTAGTGATTAGATCGCTTCCAGAATAGAAAGAAACCTTCCAGGTACGTACTGAAGGGATCATTTGCGAGCCTTTCGTTTAAGACTGTTGATCGCATTTTTATAAACGATCTCGGGGCGATTACCTGGTAAGGATAACTTGCTTTCAAGCGCGTTTAAAAAAACCGCTTTCTGGTCAACGGGAAAACCTATGACCAGGATATGTTTATTGATATATGATTTTATAGTATTCATTTGATTTATTGTTTATTGGTTATACTGACAAAAGAGCGGCTTGCTTAGCCTTGCCTTCAGAATGGCCATGAGGATTGATCCATACATCCGCTAGCCTGGATTTATTTAACCCCGAGCATAGTAAGCATTTATCGCAAGAAAGGCCTTTAGCGTCACTCAAACATTCCATTGAACCCTCAGGCTTAACGGGAGACGCGTGGAAAACTCTATAGTTTAGAGATTTAGCCAAGCGATACGATGATTCGGTTTCCGTAGATACCATGAAGTATTTAGCGTACTCGCTAGCTAGTGGATTAGTCTTCCAGTCATGGAAATAACCCGTCCAGCCACGCGAAACACTAGCTATCGCCTTGACAATACTTAAAGGAAGCAAGCTTGGATTGCCATAAGCGCCAAATCTAACTTTACGGCCGCCAAAAATAGCCTGGTAATGTACTGGATCAATCGAAGGATAATTACCACGATGATACGCTTTAAAAATACTAGTAGGCGCTTGAAATACAGTGACGTAGCAACCGCCGCCGCTAGCAAACGGGCAACCGAAACAGATTGTCTTAGCATCCAATCCAGATTTGACCGCATCCATAGGTTTATGATTCTCAAGTAAAAACCAAATTTGAACCATATTACCCGTTTTATTGTTTTTAGTTTTTAGCGTGGCAATAACCACGAAAGGTTCCCCGTTAGTGATGCCGCGATACAATACGTATCCTTTACGTTTAACTAGTTTAGTTGTCATTTGATGTTATTTGATTAGAGATTCGAGGTAAGCGAGTAAGAATAATGTACCCCAAAAAAGTACATTGATTGTTAGTCCGACCAGGTAATGATCTAGTTTATCTTTTTTCATTTGTGATTAATAATGAGAGTACCTAATTTGCTTTTTAATGCTTTGATTTGATCCGCTAGTTCGGGTTCTTTGGTCATATTCTCGCGAGTCCACTTTTCGTTTTGATGTAATCCTATGAAGATCCAGAGAGCCTCTTGCTTACTTACTTTGAATGTAATATTTTTCATTTTATGTTATTTGGTTAAAGTTGACGGTTGCTATACTACCATAACGAATTTTAAAAAGATATAAAAACTTAACCGCTAAGATCTAAATCGTTGATATTACAATAACTTAGAATATAATTTAGTTTATCGTAAATCCCCGAAAGCATAGCAAATCACTATAAGAAAGCTTGAAGATACCAGGGAAAGCTTAGAGAGCTAAGAATACGCCACAAATGCCAAAGAAAACAGATAAGCCACTAGCTGACTTAGAAAACCCTGACTTCATCGCTGAACTACTAGCAAGATTAGCTAGCGGTGAGAACGTACAGAAAACCTTACGAAGTTATAGCGGTGACTTAGAACGTAGATTCTGGAAAAAATGCTATTTAGAACCTACGTTTGCGCTTACAATCGCACGCGCACGCGAAGCTGGAATAGACGCATTAGTCAGCGAAACCTTAACGATTGCTGATGAAGCTGACGAAACTAACTACAATTCAGCTAAGCTAAAGATACACGCGAGACAATGGCTAGCTAGTAAGCTTAACCATAAGAAATACGGCGACAAAGGATTACTAGGCTCAACAGAAGGTAATGGACTTACTGAGCTAGTCGTCAGATGGGGACAACCGAAAGACAAAGTCATCAAAACAATTGAACCCGTAGACGAAGAACCAAAGGCCATTGAACAATGATCAACCACCCCCCCTTGTTCAACTGGTATACTCAGATCGACCCCCCACCTGCCCAACGCCGCGCGTGTATGCGCCGTATAAGACAATATAAATAACCCCCTACCCAACAACAACATAGCCCACAGCAGATATGCCTACTCAAGAGATAGAACTATTGTATGTACCTAGGGATCAGTTTGTTCCGTTACATGAGACGGATAAGCGGTGGAAGGTGGTAGTTGCACATAGGCGTAGTGGTAAGACAGTCTCTTCGCTCAATGAGCTCATAAGGGGTGCGTTGCTTTGTACTAAGACTAGCCCGAGGTTTGCCTATATATCCCCCTATCGTACGCAGTCTAAGGCTATTGCGTGGACATACCTAAAGGACTTTACGGCCAACTTGCCTAACAGGCGTGTGAGTGAGTCTGAGTTGTATGTGGAGTTGCCTAGGGGTGCTAGGGTCACCTTGTACGGAGCGGATAACTCTGAGTCGCTTCGTGGTATTTACTTGGACGGGTGTGTGATAGACGAGCCTGCGGATATGGATCCTAATTTCTTTAGGGACGTTATACGTCCTGCTTTGTCTGACCGCTTTGGTTGGTGTTTGTGGATAGGTACGCCAAAAGGGCGCAATAGCTTCTTTACGTTGTACGACAACGCATGTTCCGATCCTGAGTACTTTACCATGTTCTTGCCTGCTAGTGTGTCTGGGCTACTTCCTCAGTTGGAGTTGGATTCGGCGTTAAAAGCGATGGGTAAGGAAAGCTATGAGCGTGAGTATGAATGTAGCTTTGCTGCAGCCATACCTGGTGCTATATATGGGGATGAGATAGCTAAGCTTAGGGCTAACAATCAGATTCAGGACTATGCGCCAGCAGCCAACCTACCGTTTGATACGTTTTGGGATGTGGGTGACTCGGACTATACCTGTATATGGCTTGTTCAGTTTGAGGGCAGGCATATTAACTTAGTGGACTATTATTCGGCAAATGGCCAAACTGTTGGGCATTATGCGAACCAAATCAAAAAGTGGGGTGAGGTCTACCAAACTGTTATCCGCACGAACTACCTTCCTCACGACGCAGATCATGTACGAAGGGGCGGTAGTTGGAAAACTGACCTTGCAGAAGCTGGACTCAGTAGAATCTCGATTGTTCCGAGAACACCTGACATCTGGCTTGGTATTAATGAGCTCCGCTCTATCCTACCACGGTGTTACATTCACAAGACCAACTGTAGTCGCCGCTTTGGTGACAAAGAGTCATCAGCTCCTAGCGGACTCGACTGTTTGGAATACTACCACAAGCGTGAAGAAACCGACCAGAATGTCATATATGAGAAACCTGTGCATGACGAGTTTAGTCATGGTGCGGACGCTTTGCGCACGATGTCTGAAGCGCATAGGTTGGGTATGTTAGAAGGTAGTAGCTTTGTAGCCCGTAATAGCAGGCATACGCCGATAAAGGTGTTGCGTGGTCCATCGGCTAATAGCTACAAGAGGAAATCAAAAGTTAAATCTATTCGCTAATGGCAACCAATCCTACGTCCAATACAGCTAACACTACGGTGTCTGATAGAACATCTAGTGGCATTAAGCCTGATGGCACACCAGCCGTAGGTACAGTGGCTAGTGGTAGCTCATCTGGCGTAACAAGTGTAAGTAGTGGTAGCTCTAACGTAACAGTGACTTCTACGGGAGGTGGCGGTACGGGAGACGTTCAGATTAGCGTATCAACTAGTGGCGGAGGTAGTACAACAGGAACGCAGATATTAGCTGGCGACGGGTCAGGTGGATTTCAAAATGTTTCTTTAACAGGTTTAAGTTATAACAATACAACCCACGTATTAAGCACTACTAACAATGGTAATGTTGTTGGACCTAGCACTGGAGCAACAGACGGAAACGTTCCTTTGTATGACGGTACAACAGGTAAGTTAATCAAGAATGGTCCTGCTCCTAACATAACGATTGCTGGTACATCTACAGCTTTAGGTGGAAGCATATCACAGGATACTATTACGGGATTAAGCGCTACAGCAGGTATAGTTAAACATACTAGTGCAGCTAACACTTTAGCCTTAGCTACGGCAGGTACGGACTATTCTGCTGGTACGTCAGCTTTAGCCACAGGAATAGTTAAGAGTACGACAAGCACGGGAGCTTTAAGCATAGCTACTAATACAGATGTTAGTAATACCTTTCCTACATCTAGTACTGCTAATCAAGTTTATGCTACGCCAAATGGAACAACAGGAGTTCCTACTCTTAGGTCTTTAGTTTCCGCAGATATACCATCATTAAACTATGTTGCTTCATCTGGCGGCACTGCTACAAACTTAACATTAGCTGGTACATTAAAAGACAGTAATTCAAGTAGTGCTGGTACTAGCGGACAGGTTCTGTCATCAACAGCAACTGGTACTAAATGGATAACTCCATCAAGTGGTGGCAATGTTACAGGAACAGGTACAAGCACATCTGGAAACTTTGCAGCATTTAATAACGGAAGTGCCACGGGTATCAACGATACAGGATATAGCCCTAGTTCTTTTATATCTGCAACAGCTACACAAACACCACATTACGTACTAGCTGGTCCTAGCAGTGGTAGCGCGGCAGCTCCAACATTCAGAGCTATAGTTCCATCAGACGTTCCTACTCTTAATCAAAATACTACGGGTACTGCTGCTAACGTCACAGGAGTAGTTGCTGTAGCAAATGGCGGAACAGGAACAGCAACTCCTTCGTTAGTAGCTGGTACAGGAATTAGCGTCACTGGTAGTTTCCCAAATCAAACAATTACCAACACTACACCAGCTTTGCCATCAGGTGGTTCTATTAGTCAGACAATATTAAAGAACTCATCTGGCGCAGGATGGTACACGGAACATTTTAACGTAAAAGTTTTTGGAGCTACTGGTGATGGAAGTACAGATGATCACACAGCGGTTAATAGTGCTATATCCGCGTTGAACTTAGCAGGCGGGGGAACGTTATATTTCCCTTATGGCACGTACAAAATGACGTCCGCTATAACAACGATTACAGTTCCATGCAGAGTAATTGGTGATGGCATTAATGCATCTACAATTAATCAAACATCAACAAGCGATGCTTTGGTAATTAGCACATCTAGTCAATGTATTGTACAAGACATAACTTTACAATGCACAAGTTCCTATAACGCATTAACACTAACTGCTCCATCTGGTGGTTTTAATTCCAGATCAATAATAAACAATGTTAATGTAGGCGGTACACCAGCAATAGGTTTCAATTTTAACGAAGCATTTGCCGTCGTTACCAACTGCACTGTCACAGGAGCTATTGGTATCAAGATGCAGAACCTTGTTAATCCTGACGAATCTGCGGGAATGATTACGCAATGTCAGATTAATACAAATGGTGGTACTGCTATAGCTTTGTACGCAGACGGAGTGCAAGTCATTGATAATTACTTTTATGATAATAACTATGCAGTGGAGATATTTGTTAACAACAGTACGGGCACATTATCAGATTTTTGGATTACAAATAATCACATAGAGTATTGCTTAATATCCGCTATACGTTTTAACAATACTAGTACTGGATCTGGAAACTATTTAGTTAACGTATTAATAAGTAATAATGAAATAGCTTGGAGTCCGCCATCAGGTGTATCATCAACGCCGACTTGTAACGGCGTGGATCAAAGTGGTACGTTAACTTCCATACAGTGGTTACAAGACTTTACCATTTCAGATAATGTATTTAATACCAATGTTGATAACATTCGTCTGACATACGCATCCAACGGAACAATCGTTGGTAATGCAATGAACACATGTACTAATGGTATTTATTTAGATACCAATACATCTAACATTGTAGCTAAAGATAATTTAATTGTTAACGCTACTACGGCGGCTACAGATAATGGTAGTAGCAATTTAGTAGGTAATGATGTTGGTTACACAAGTGTTCCCACTTTAACGGGTGGTAGTGCTACTGAAACTAAATATCTATCTGTAACACAATCTGTGCTTGGTAAGAAACCAGATGGTGTAAGCGCACAAGTTACTTCTGATCCTACAGTGGGATGTTACTACAACTGGGATGATAGCGGTAATAGTAAAACCCAAGTGGCTATTGTATTCTTTAAATACTCTGGTGGAAACTTATCTTCTGGAGCTGTACGTTATACCTTAAGATGCGGTCCATGAGTCCTTACGAAACCATAGCTCAAAAGTATTTTGATAATCCACAAGAAGCTCCGTTTGGAGATTACGTAGAATGGTTTTTAAGAAACGGCTATGTCTTTAGTACGCCAGAATACTTTGTAATGGGTAAGAACTGCCGACGTAACGCCCCAGAAGAACATATTTGCGACTGCACCCACGTATTTGACGAGAACAATAGCGATTGCTGGTATGTCTTTGCTATGGCTGGCGATATAGGTAAATGCCTTACTGCCATGCCTTACCCCCTTCCTTGGCTGGCATTTGAACGTCTTATTGACAATAAACGTGAGCTTAGATTCTATCAAACCGCAGATATTAAACGATTAACCGATTTTAACTAATTATTTTATGGGCGGAGGTAATCCACAACAAGCAATACAAGCAGCACCCACACCAGTGACGGCTCCGCCTGTAACCACATCTTCAGCAGAAGTAATCCAGGCTCAACAAGACCTAGCTCAGCAGAACCTTATGAAGAAGTCTATTAAGAAGACTGTATTTGCAGGTGACACTGGCGGTTACAAAGGTATGCCTTCTTCTGGAACTCCTGCCCCAACCCCAACAGCTCCTAAGCTGGGTTAATATATGGCCGATCTACTAGCTAACGAACAGCTAAACAAATACGAATCAGCAAGATCCAAAAGGTCGGCTATATTCGATTCTGATTGGCAAACAATTTCTCAATACTTTTTACCACAAGAGTCGGACATCAATGTTACCAAAACAGAAGGTATCACAGGCTGGACCGACCGCATTTTTGACACTACAGCTATACAGGCAGCACAAACAATGGCTGCTGGTCAGCGTAATTGGCTAACACCTAGTAGCGAACCTTGGGCTCAATTTGAACCACCAGAGTCCATGCGTACGGGTGGAGATGACGCTGCTATATGGCTAGGCAAGGCTTCAGACATTACCATGCAGGAGTTAGCACGTTCTAACTTCTATTCGGTAATGAACATAGCCTACCTACACGTAGGTATCTTTGGTACTGACTGTATATTCTGCGAAGAGGGTAAAGCAGCAGCCCTAAACTTCCGTAACACCAAAGTAGGTACATACACCATTGAAGAGAACGACGAGGGTGTAGTTGATACAGTAAGGCGTGAATTTAAATTAACAGGTAGACAAGCTATACAAATGTTTGGTGAGGATGCCTTGCCCGACAAGATGCGTACAGCTATCAAAGGTAAAGGACAGGACAGAAACTTTGACTTTGTTCATGCAGTATTCCCTCGTGAAGATAGCCAGCGTTTACCTAACCGCGAAGATGGTGCTAATAAGCCTATAGCTTCCGTATACATATCAAAAGACTTTAGAGAATGCGTTAGTGTTTCAGGATACGACGAAATGCCTTACCTTGTAAGCCGTTTTGCTAAGTGGGGTACAGATAGCCCTTGGGGATATTCACCTGCGTATCTAGCCCTTCCTGACGTACGCCAAGTTAACTATATAACAGAATACTTAGACTCATTAGCAGAACTTCACGCCGTACCTCGCGTTATAGTTCCATCCAACCTTGAAGGCGATGTTGACCTAAGAGCTGGTGGTATAACGACTTGGGATAGTAATGACCCTAATGGTAAGCCTATGGAATGGGCATCAGTAGGCGATTATAAACTAGGTATGGAGTTAGTTAACTCTAAGAAGGAGATGATCAATGATGCCTTTTTTGTTAATATGTTCAAGATGCTTGCGTCCGATCCTTTGTTAGACAAGCGTATGACCGCTTATGAAATCTCACAAAGACTCGCTGAAAAGCTTGAACAATTCACACCAGTATTTGATCGAAGGGTCACTGAGTTCCTCAACCCTCTACTTCGTAGAGTTTTTGGTATTCTGTACCGTGCAGGCAAGTTTGGTACTCCTCCCGATTCTCTTCTTGTAGATTCAGGCAACAACAAACGTGGTCTAGCTTTACCAGAGATCACAATTACCAGCCGTATCAGTCTTGCTCTTAAAGCCCTACAGAATCGTGGCATTGAGCAGACTTTCCAATTTTTACAGCAACTAATAGCAGTTAAGCCAGAGGTTGCTGACAACTTTGATATGGATAAGATCGTACGCGACTATTCACGTAACGCAGGTATGTCTGCGGAATTATTGCGCGATATGAGATCCATGATGATTTTACGTCAACAACGCATGAAGTTACAGCAGCAACAACAAGCCTTACAAGCCGCCGAACAGCTTGGCAAAGCAAGCAAGGGATTAGGCGGTGCGCCTGATTTCGTGCAAGATGCAGCTAAGAACGCAATGCAACCACAACCTCAATGACCAAAACATTAGATACTGAATTACCCGATTCCTTAGTAACAGCTCGTGTAGAACATGGTCGTATAGCAAATGCTTTTGTACAAGTGTTTGGTATGCCAGGCTACAGATCAGAAGCTCAGTCTATTGTCCTTGACCACCTAGATAAGTGTGCAGGCGATGATGGTAATTGTTTTCGTTTTGGTGAAGCCAGAGACGGCATAGCTATGATAGCTGCTGGTATACATCGAGACGGAGCACAATCAGTTTTAAAGATTATTAAAAGGCAACTAGAGCTTTCTACAAAAGTTCGGGAGCCAAAGCCACAACCCATAACTAAAAGGTAAATATGTCAGATGCCACAAAAAGTTCTCCATTTGAATTAATGGAGGATGGTAAAATCGTCAGAAACTATAAAGGTAAGCAAACGGTTCTTGGTCATTACGACGAAGAAGCTAAGCATCTTGAATTTGAGAATAAAGAAACCTCAATCAAGTATCGCTCACAAATATTAACAGTCATTGGTGCAGACGGAGAAGGTACACATACTTCTGGCCGTACTATCCGCACGATGAGCGTTAAAGGAGAAAAAAGAGATGAGCCTAAGGCTAACATCCCACCACGTCCAAAGATGGATCCAAACTTGGGTGATGCTACACCAGCTCTTGTTGAGTGGTTATTTAAGTATTATCCAAAGGATGCCTATATTCGTTATGGCGTTAAGCTAGACAGTAAAGGTGAACCTGTACGTGCTGCTGTTCGTCGCAAATTAGTAGAAATAGTAGATAACCGTAACTCAGACGACGACAACCTAGAGGAGATTAAAGTTGGTGCTAAGTCATGGACTAAAGGACCAATTACTCAGGGTGCGCGTATTATTAGCCAAGAGGACGGCATTATAGCTTCCCGTGCTACACATATGACATTCTTATCTGAAGAAGCAGTTAACTATCAACCTGGAGTAGAAGGAGACGAAGACTTATGAGCGACGACAAACGCGATTTTATAGATCAAGCAGCAATTAAAGCTATGGTAGCTTTCCGTGAAAAGTATGACTTTTCTCGTGAGCAAGACTACAAGGACTGTAGCTCAATGGCTTTTCAATTAGCATACGCTATGTTTGCAGAACGTGAAGAGCGTTATTCTAAAGAACCTATTACCCAATCCCAAACTGACTAATCATGTTTCCACATTCGCCACTATTTGATTCAATTACGGGAATAGAACCAGCAGGCGGAGGATCAGCTCCAGCGTTAGACCTAGCTCCTACCCCTATTGAGGCAAATACGCCTTCTACACAAGCATCTACGGCATCTGCGGTTAAAGAGCCATATTACAAAACTCTTATTAACGCCGATGGTACATTAAACCATAAAGCGTTAGATAATCTACCTGATCATTTAGCAGCTTTAAAACCTACATTAGCCCGTCAAAAGAGCTTAGATGATGTGTTTACCGTAATGGGTAATCAACAGACTTTAGTAGGTAAAAAAGCTTTAGGACCACTCCCAACAAATGCTACACCAGAAATGGTAGCAGAACGTAAGGGCTTATTGGATTCTATTAACGGCGTACCAAAAGACCCTAAGGACTATGGTATAGTTAAGCCTGAAAATATATCTAACGAGCTTTGGAATGATGGTCTAGCTAAGGGTGCAGCAGAAATAGCTCACAAGTATTCCGCACCTCCAGCTATGCTTAAGGACTTAGTTGCTTTACAGACAGCAGAGTTGCAGAAGCAATTACTAGCTCAGCAAGATTATGAACGTGCTTTTTTTGCTAAACAGCAAGATAACCTTGTGCAGACCTTAAAGCTTGAGAATATACCTTTAACTAAGGCTCAAGAGTTAGCTGAACGTGGAGCTCAAAAGCTTGGACTTGATTTACAGAATCCCGACGTCCAAACCCTTATGAAGAACAGTAATGTCTTCCTAATGGCTATGAGACATGCTCTATCCACATCTGAGGACAAGTTTGTATCAGGTGAGGCTAAGAACAGCCTAGGTGGCGACCCTGCGGCATTAGCTAAAGACGCTACATCTAACAAAGCTAACCCCTTATATGCACCTTATTGGGATGCTCAACATCCTCAAAACAAGATGGCTAAGGAAACTGTCAACCAATGGCGTAAGCTAGCAGCAGCAAAAGCTAAATGAAAATAAAAGTTCCACGCCCATTAGGCGACAAACTGATAGCTAGACCCGTAGAAGAGACCAACAAGCAAGGGATGTTAATTATCCCACCTAATTACCGCCAAGACCTTCGTACGCACTTTAGATGTGTAGTAGTGGGTTCTGGTCCTAAATCTGAATCTATTGCCCCTGTAGGAAGCATAATCCATGTATCCGAGTCATGGGGTGAGAAATTTATTTATCAAGGTAATCAGTTCATCTGTGGTCGTTTACGAGACATCAATGGTGTAATAAGCGGAGAGGCATTGACAATACCTGAGCATCTCCTAAGTTAGCCCTCGTCCCCCAACTTATAAAACATCATGGCCGTAAATACAGCATTCTCACCAAACCCAGACCTAGTAGCACAAGTTACAGGATCAGGAGTCCCAGCACCAGGCGCAGGTACAACAGGTTTAGCACCTACCTACGCATCATCTATCGAGCTTGCACCAACCCTGCAATACTCACGTTTCGTAGCAATTAACACAACTTCAGCAGTAGGCAATGCTACCATTACGGCAGCATACGTCCCACAGGCAGGAGCTCGTTTAGTTATACAGATCAATAATGATGCTTCTGGCGTACGTACAATTACCTTTTCAACAGGTTTCCGTGCAACAGGAACAGTAGTAGGAACAGCTTCTAAAGCTATTCTTGTCTCATTCTGTTCAGACGGAACAACTTGGAATGAAGCAAGTCGTACAACAGCACTATAATTTGTTCTCATAGTTCCTCATAACTAAGCACTTGACTTAATCGTCAGGTGCTTTTTTTATGCCCACAGACGAACAGAGGATAACCAGCGTAAGCTGACCCGATCATTTGTCGAACAATAGTGTTCGATGATCGATCCCGTACGGGACAACCGAGGAGCGAACGTACAACCAACGTACGGCTTCTGCCGTGCATTAACTCAATAATTCCTTACTCTCATGGCTGGTGCAATATTCTCACTACCTCCCCATTACGAGACGGCGTTCGATGATAACTGGCGCGAAATTATGGCGCAGCAAACCGATCACCGCCTTGCAGGGATGTATATGTCCGACAATGTAAACGGTAATCAAAAACGCTACGATCAGATTGGTGACCAATCTTATGCAATGCGTCAGATTACAGCTCGTGCTCAAAAGAGCGAACCTTCCGATATTCCAACATTCTTCCGTTGGGTACGTCCTCGTCCTTATGACAAGACGACATGGATCGACTACTTTGATCATATCCTCCTTGGTCAGCTTCCTGACCCACAAAGCCCAACAGCTAAACAACACGCTATTGCGGCTAACCGTCAAAAAGACATCATTGCTATCAATGCTCTCTTAGGTACTAACTACACTGGTGCACAAGGAACAACAGCTACAACGCTGCCATCCTCGCAAACAGTTGGCGTAACCTACGGTTCAGGATCTGCTAACTCAGGTCTACAACTTGCTAAGTTAACACAGGCTTCATACATTCTTGACTCAAATGACGTCAAAGAAGAAGGCCGTGTATTCGTATACTCAGCAAAAGAATTAAACAACTTAATCACAAACGTAGATCAAGTTAACTCAGTTCTTTATAATGACGTACGCGCACTACGTGATGGTACAATCCGTGATTTCATGGGCTTCCATTTTGTACGTACCCAGTTGGTTCCTTTCCAATCTGGTTCATCCACAATCCGTACCTGCGTTGCTTACCAAAAAGATTTCCTCTTAATGGGTATCGGCGAAGATGTACGCACACACATCGACATTCTACCAATGCAAAGTCATGCAATCCAAGTTCGCACTGCGCTCTTAATGGATGCGACTCGTATGGAAGAAAAGGGTGTAGTCCAAGTAAATTGCGACGAATCCGTTTAACCCTTAACATAGGAGATAACTAACATGGCTATCTGGTACACAGACGTAGCAACAAATCAGCAACAAGGCGTAAACTTCCCAGGCCAATCAGGTCTTGGAATGTTAACTCCTCAACCTGGCACAC